GAACCTAGTTCCTGATATACTTTGTCATCCTCTGTACCATCTTTAAATCCCTGTTTAAATTGATAGAAAGGACTCTTCACTTCTTCTTCCTTACTTTCTTCTTGCTGTCTCGCTCGACTTCTTGCATAGATCTCCATTGCCTCACGGGAACTCTCCCATCTGCTTGGTGCCATCCTTTTAATCCCTCCTTGTATAGATCCCAATAGTGATCAAAGATACCTACGGTACCATTATGACCTGCTATTACAATATCATGTAAAACCTTATCGTCCTTTACATACTCAACGATGTAAGCACTGACAGGTAGTTCTTTGTTGTTGTCTTTTTCTAAGTTGCAATCTTGCACTAAGACCTTCATGACCTACCGCCCCAGACTATCTCTGGAAATGCTTCTTTCACACATGCTTGTGTGACCTTGTATCTTTTATGTAAATTCTTATTTACTGCTTTGATTACGACCTCTGCTTCATCTTGATGCAGACCTTCTAACAGTTGGATGAACATGGTCTCTCTCTTAATAGGAGTGAGTTTAGAACCACCCTTAAAGAAATGGAATAGTATCCTTGCTTCATGTTCTAGTTTAGAATGCTCAGTACCTGCAGGTGCTTCGTTCTTACGGTAAGGTACGTCCTCACCTAATGGAACCACTGGTACTACTGATTCATCAAAGTTAATAATGAATACAGAGACCAAAGCATCGCTTTTATTCTTACGAAGGATGTTAATCTTCTCCGCTTTAGTCTTCGCATTGTGTGCTTTCTGAAGCACCTCAGATAATAAAAGTTTCATAACTTAATCTTCTTCGTCATCTATTGTATCAGATACATCAGTAAAACGCAAGTATAGTATCTCATCAGGAGATGCTAGTTCGCCATCTGCATCGTACATCTCAGGATGTATGACCTCAGCAGCGTAGTCTGCCTTCTCTTCCCATGTATCAAAAACATGCTTTAGGTTCCATGATACCACAAATCCGAGTAAAAAGGAACCTATTGTTAGGAAGAACGCAAGATAGTAAAAAGAAATCTGATCCATGGTTGTTCCTCCAATTATGTCTGTCATTATTTAGTACGTTTCTTTTTGTTCTTTGCTCCCTTAGGTCTACCTGGTTTTCTGGTCTCATGGTATGACAATGCTTCATCCCTTACCTTCATTAGGTACTTGAGAATTTTCCTAGCATTTGCTTTTGTAACATGACCATATGCTTCCTTTAACATCTTATCACCATGAAGATAACCGTCGAGTTCTTCTATGGTTGACTTGATCTCACCGAAGGGAGATGAATCTAACAACTCAGTAGTTTGCCTACGAGTATACTCATGTCCTTTAAGGTAACCATCCATACTAAAAAGAAACTTACCCTCTAACATTGCTGTGTCTAATGCTTTATCAAGCAATGAGTAAAGCATTTCATTAGCGGGGTCATAGTTTTTCATGTCAAATTAGTTTAGTTTCTCTCAAATATCTAACTGTTTCAGTGCAACCACCCATCTTCTGACCGTTGATCACGACTTGAGGAAAGGTAGCACCTGATCCAAACTCTTGTTTAAATTGTGCTCTGGTGTACTGAACGTTAAGTTGGTACTCTGTGAATCCCCAACCGTTCATATTATACACCTCTTTTATTTTTGTGCAATAGGGGCATCCAGGTCTTGTATATATTACTGTGCCACCAGGTGATTTGCTCATAGTTCTTAAAGGAAATAAAAAAGGGGTGTTCTAGACACCCCTATTTAGTTTGTTATATTCTAACTGTTTTAGAATGTGAACTTAGTTCCGATCTTACCAGAGAAGTCGATGTCGCTATCGTTAGATACACCGTAGATCTCACCATAAAGACCAACCTTTTCAGTGATCTGCTTAGATCCACCAAGGTAACCTGCGATTTCTACATCACCGAAGTCATCAGTTGACTCAGTGTGAGATACAGTAGGTCCTACAGATGCATACCAACCGATTCCACCAGGAGTTTCTCCTTCGTAACCGATTTGTGCTTCTAAAGCACCAGATGTGTATGATCCATCAGGATAAGAACCATTTGCCTCTAGGTTCACATAAGGACCAGCAAAAGCTGCACCAGATACGAGTAGAGGAGTTGCTGCAACTGCAGCGATTGTTGATTTGATATTCATGTTTATTGTAGAGTGTCTCGCAAGCAATAAAAAAACCTGCGGATGTTATTACCCCTCGACATGGGGTTTTTGTTACATCAACGCAGGGTTACGATCTTTCGAGTCCTGTGAAGTTATGTAAAGTTATTTATACAACTGGCACACTAAGATATGTGACAGTTGTAACAATATCAAGATAATAGCACATGGTTAAGAGGATGTCAAGCTTGATACGTTAAAAGCAATGGTGATCCTTTCTTCGTTTGAGGTTTGCTCCTCAACCATGTGTTCAGTATCTGATGGGAAGAAAACCATCGTCCCTTCTTTACCTGCATACTCTACACCACTATCGGTAAAAATGGTAGGGTGTTCATGATTCTTAACATAAATGACACCAGAAACAAAAGCACTATGGATGTGTGGTGGATTGTAGTCTCCTTTGTATGCAAAGTTTGTCCATACATCGTAACCATCAAAGTGACCATCGGATCTGCGTACCTTATAGTCACGATGATGCCCACCATACTGACTAGCAACTATTCTTAGGATCAATGGCAACCAGTATGAATTGTCCACCATCTGAACTGGCACTGCACATTGATAGTTGTTACCACGTTCACCCTCGTTACTAAACCCTGCATTCTCATGTTGCTTGAGTGGTGCTAGAGGATGTTCTTTAATCTTCCTACATGCTTCTGCCATTAACCAAACCTCTCCTACTATTGCAGGAGGTAACGTGACCATAAAGATCTCAGGTCCTATAGTTTCTAGATTAATGTTCACTTCTTACTAAAGATACCTAACCTTATAAGAACGTACATAATAATCACTGTCCAGAATAATGTGTACCACATACTAACTCTTCCTTAAATTTTCTCTAAATTTTTGTGCTTGTTCTTGAGACACCATGTCCTTCTCAAACTCTTCTATCTCTTCATCAGTGGAGATCTGTTCAGTAGGTAGAACAGGTGGTTTCATATCTATTCTATCTAACTCTGCAAAAGCACCACGATAGTACTTCTTGATACGTTTAAGCATCTTCCTACGTCCTGCAGAATCATCGGGGTACTTCTTAAGTACCTTATGTAATGCTGCTAGTTCTCTAGTAGAAGAAAGGAGATCACGGTCTGCCTTAGTCTTCTTCTCTCCAAAACCATCACCCATTAGGTCACCTCATCTATAGTAATTTTAAATTTAATCCTTTCTACTTTGTGTTGACAAAGTACCCAGATGTTTGAGTTCCTATTATGTGACTCCTGATAAAATGCTTCTCTCGGTGTGAAAGTATTATCATCGTCATCATCAGAGGATCTAACTGGAACAACAACCTCGTTAGGGAATGAATAACTTGGATCATCCTTAGGAAAATAAGGTGTCTGTCCAGGCATTGATTGGTATGTACCACCCTTCGGTTGCTCAGGTGGCCATTCTAACTCAAATTGTTGTCCTTGGCAATAGGCAGAACCTGCATTGACCACATCAAATAGTTCTACCACTGCACCCCAGTAGTCTCGGTCACCATCACCACTGTCCTCAGCATATGGCCAGATTGCTATGCGTATCTTACCTGTAGGATCAACATCAGTTGCTGACATGTTAGAACCACTAGCATCTTTACCTAACACATAGTCATGCATAAAACATTGCTTACTATACATTCCACCATAAGCAGATCCAGAAGTACCACCATTCCATGCTCCGATACCTGCTGAATAGAACGCATCGATATCATCAATAGCATCTTGTGCATCACTAGCAGTGGTGACTGCTTCTTGTATGTACCATGATGTCATACCAGATCCAAAGGAATGGTGTGCCCACTTATCTAACTTACCATTAAGGTTACTGGAACCTGATAGTTCGTTAACTGGTTTGACTATCAGTCCTCTACCATGTTCGAACAGTGTATTGTAGTAGCAACCAAGATCATACTGATCCTCCCATGGTCTATAGTGATCAACACGGGTAGAAATAATGTGCCCGTTACGATTTACGATAGTACCTGGTAAGTTTACTGTGTTCTCATACAATGGGTAAGGGCATGGATCTAATCCCATACATCCACCCTGACTGGTTGGATTACCTGAGAAGTATGCGTCTTTAAACTCAGAGTTCTGACCATCAGATGACTCATAGAGTTGACTGTTCCAATTATTATTTGTATTAACCTGTCCGTTATCCCAGACTGTTACCTTAACTGACCAATCATTTGTCTGATGATTCCATAACTGTATAGACATCTTCTTAATAGAAGAACCTATAGGACTGTTAGAATTAACCTCAGTACCTTGGTGACCTACCTCATCACTAGAGATAGCACCCAACTGGAAGGTAACTGGTGTCTCAAACTCCTCTCTAGATGTCTCGAACAGTGCCATAGTCACCTGTACGTTACCAAATGGAGGACCAGTAATAATATCCTCTGCCTTTAGAGTAATAGTATCACCTTCACTTAAAGAGAATGAAGTACCTATATTATATCCTACGTCTGGCCATGTAGCTATCTCATACGTTTCATCTACAACAGAAGTGGATCCATTCTTCTTCAGTGTAAACCTGAAGGTCATACAGTCAGTGTCTGTGTTAGTAATGATAGAACCAAATGCTTTGAGTTGGAAAGTACCTGACCTAAGTGCCTTAATAGTCTGAGTTCTATTGATCTCTATAACATATCCACCAGAGCATGTACCACAATCAATGTTTACACCAGTAGCACCATAGGTAGGATTAGCTGAACCACATTGAGATCTAGTCAGTGCGACATCCATAAACTCACCATCGAATGTTGCAGTAGAACACTCATCCTTAGTCTTGATAGGTATAGTAGTTCTTGGTGGTGCTTCACCTTCATAGAGGTAACACTGCACTCCTTCGTATCTGTATGCAGAACCTGGTGCTAGTACTTCATAGTGTACTTTAAAATCTGTGTAATCATCATCACCATTAAGAAGATCCTCCCACCACTGCCAGTTGTCACCAACCCATCGTGTCTTAGTTCTATTATCAGGATTCATGTATGGATCTGAGAAGAATACCCAATCACTCTGTGCACTACCACCAGATCTCTTCCATCCAGAACCAGATGCAGTGAACGTAGGACTATCATTGTCACTCACACCATAATTGTTACCATTAGGTATGAGATAGAATCCCATCTGTTTGTTTGGATATTGTTTCAGCACAGTCAGTGGTATCTCAAACTGTCCGTAAGCATTATTCACATTAACATTAGCCTTGATAGTCTTAGTCCAGTATATTTCAGTGGCATTTTCATTAGCAATGTACACACCCCATGAGTTTTGATACGCTGCACTGGGTTTGACCATCTTATAACTGACAATCCATGATGTCTTAGGGTTGTTAGGTAATCTATAAGTTAATCTCTGACCATACACAGGTGGTTGCTCAATATCCATCTGCTGTAATGAATACATGTGATCGTTCAGTGTTGCAACTGAACTAGGAGCATAGTATCTGTGCAATTCTCTAATAGATTCTCTTTCTCCTACATATGGAATCGCATCCTCTTTATTTCTGAAAACATATCCAAGTATCTCTCCTTGAGTCATACCTTGTGCGTCCATGGTTGCACGTTCACCTGCACCAGTAGTATCAGGTGAACCTGGATTGGTAGTCAGGAATGTATCAACGTTGGTTGGTGAGTAGAATCTATACAAAGGTATAGACCCTCTTGCTTTTCTATCCAAGATATAGAAAGAAGGATCAGCATTAACTAAACTATACCCTGCAGGTGCTATTGCTTCTCTACCATAGCGAGTATCTTGACCTGAACCTGGTCCTTCTATAATAGTTACCTTAACATTAACAGTACCTTTACCACCATTCCATGAATGATTCCATGTAGTACCGACAGCTGGCATGGTACCAGTGAATGATTCTACCCACCATCTACTATCATACTCACCACCATCATTGATCGGTGTGACCTTGACTGTTATTGTCAGTCCATTAGCAGTAAAAGTTTGTGTCTGTGTAGCTGTACTATTAAACACAGCGTTACCACCCTCACACCTTACCTTCTCTTGGTTCCAGTTACCTGATGTATCTGTAGTACATAGTCTCTTATTATGGAAACCATTACCGAAAGGCATGATCTGTACATTACCTGGTGCATCACCCTTCTTGTACTCATAGATAGGAACTCTTTGTGGGAAGCAATTCTTCACACATATCTCACCACTGTCTGAGTTCTGTCCTCTAAAGTATTGTGTATCACAATCAGCAGCAGGTGCTCTCCATGTACCTGAGACATATGGTTTAAAGATACAATCGATAGCATCCTTAACACACTCACCCCACTCTTGATCTCCTGGATCATCTCCTAGATCACAATATAATTCTTCACCTGTAAGTATGACAACATATATGTTCACCTTCATTGGATCTTCAGACTTACGAACAGTCTTCTCTGCTAGACCCAAGATTACTCTGTCACAATCGCTACCCCTACCAACAAAAGGACCATCTGGTTTCCATGGTACTGGTAGATCCCATGTCCAATCGTTAGGGCAGAAAGGAAACTCCAATGAAGGAAATGCTTTCTTAATTGGTTCTAATAATTCACAAGGATCTATAGGACCAACTATAGTTGGATCATCTGGTACATCTGGTGGTACTACTGGTGGTGGAGGTGCTACAGGATAACACCTTGCAACTATTGTTCTTATTACTTCGCCTGGATCCTCCTCTGGTGCAGGGATGGGAGGTCCTTGTGTAGTTCTTGGTATGTCAGGTGTAGTATCTGGTATTAGTACTGGTGTTACAGGACCATAGCAATTACCAACAACTTCTCTTACCTCCTGACCTGGTAGTGTTGGTACTGGTGGTTCGGGTGAACCTTGTGTCTGTTGAGTGTTCTGTCCTGGAATAGCAGAATCAGGTAGCAAAGGAATACCATCCCCTGCTACCCAAACATTATCTCCTGATCCTCCGTAACAGGTATGTCCTTGGACACTCATTACAATTTAGTCTTTCTTTTTATTTATTTGATTCCAATGAGGGTTCTTTTTCTCTTTCCAATCTGCATACATCTGTCCGAATATCATACCCTCGTGCGATTTCATATCTCTACCATCTAATAATTCTATTTGTTGTTTAGACAACTGACCTTCCATCATCTGTTTATACTCTTCTGGAAACCCCTCGATGTGTCTCTTAATATCCATTGGTTTCTGGATGTCATCATGTGTGTCTGCATCATTTAACATTTTAAAAATCCTCCTGAGGAAAAAAATACCCCGATTTTTTTTCGGGGTATTTGGTAATTAAAAAGTGAATTTGGTTTACCCAATGCTAGGAGCAGCAAGTAAAGCAACTTCGGAAGTCTCAGCAGATGCTAAGTCTAATGGGAAGTTGTGTGCATTTCTTTCATGCATAACTTCCATACCTAAGTTTGCTCTGTTTAAAACATCGCCCCATGTTGGAACGACCTTACCGTTTGCATCCACAACTGATTGGTTAAAGTTAAATCCGTTAAGGTTAAATGCCATTGTGCATATACCCATAGAAGTTAACCAAACACATACAACTGGGAATGTAGCAAGGAAGAAGTGTAGTGATCTACTGTTGTTAAACGATGCATACTGGAAGATTAATCTACCGAAGTATCCATGAGCAGCAACGATGTTGTAGGTCTCTTCTTCTTGACCAAACTTGTAACCATAGTTCTGAGACTCAGTTTCTGTTGTCTCTCTGATTAGAGAAGATGTAACTAGAGAACCGTGCATAGCACTAAAGAGTGATCCACCGAACATACCTGCTACCCCTGCCATATGGAAAGGATGCATAAGAATGTTATGCTCTGCTTGGAATACGAACATGAAGTTAAACGTACCAGAAATACCTAGAGGCATTCCATCAGAGAATGAACCCTGACCAAATGGATATACTAAGAACACTGCGAAAGCAGCAGATACTGGAGCACTATATGCTACACAGATCCATGGTCTCATACCTAATCGATATGATAACTCCCACTGTCTGCCCATGTAAGCAGAGATTCCAATAAGGAAATGGAAGATAACCAACTGATAAGGACCACCGTTGTATAACCACTCATCTATAGTGGCAGCTTCCCATATAGGGTAGAAGTGTAATCCAATTGCGTTAGAACTAGGTACAACAGCACCAGAGATGATGTTGTTTCCATACATGAATGAACCAGCAACTGGTTCACGGATTCCGTCGATATCAACGGGAGGAGCAGCAATAAATGCTACGATAAAGCAAGTGGTAGCAGCTAATAAGCAAGGAATCATTAGGACTCCAAACCAACCAACATAAATTCTGTTGTTTGTGCTAGTAACCCACTCACAGAACTCGGACCATCCAGATAGGAGACCCTGTTCTCTTTTTTGAAGAGTTGTCATGAGTACAACAAATAATAGTAGGGCTCAAAGGGTAGAGCGATACTGTTATTTCCACCAATCCCTTCACTGGTGGATATGAAAGACGTGTTTTACTTCCTCAGTCTTGGTTAGCAGGAAGAGTTATGGTGAGCAAATGCTCACTGATTTATTTATTATAAACTTTTGTTAAGTCCTTGTCAACCCTCCCAGATCATATCAGGCATAGGTGCTTGCTGTCCTCTCATAGCAAACATAAGAATAATATATCCTACAAACCATATGATATTAAACAACCATGCCTGTCTCCAAAGAT